GGTTTCCAACCGGATGCGGGGATGGGTCAAGGCAATGATTGTTTCGGGTGACGTGTCGATGCTCTGCGGTGGTGCGTATATCCTGGCAAAGGGGGCGAAGGTGAAAGGTGTCAAGAGCGCCCTCATTCACGTGATGATGCCGGGGTCGAATGTCGGCGAGATGTGGGAATCCTCGAAGGTCGGCGTGATGCGGGAATCCTCGAATGTCGGCGTGATGTGGGGATCCTCGAAGGTCGGCGTGATGTGGGAATCCTCGAAGGTCGGCTCGATGCTGGGATCCTCGAAGGTCGGCGAGATGTGGGAATCCTCGAAGGTCGGCGAGATGCGGGAATCCTCGAATGTCGGCTCGATGCGGGAATCCTCGAATGTCGGCGTGATGCGGGAATCCTCGAAGGTCGGCGAGATGCTGGGATCCTCGAATGTCGGCGTTAACAACTCCACAAACAAACTTCCCGCAAAATGAGCACGCCCGAAGAAGTGCAGGAACCGAAATCCAAGGTCCCACCCATGCCGCCCAAGCAGGCAGACAGCGCGGCGACGGCTGATCTGCACCGCCGCGCGGGCAGCGGATCGCGCCCGGACCTACGCGGGCATAGCAAGGGCGATGGCAGCACAATGGGGAGCACTCAAATGAAGAACAAGTGTACGCAGTCGGGTAATTTCGCCACACACAGCGACGGCACCTATATTTGGTTTTGCCCGCTTTGTGGATTCAGGCCCAAGGTTTCATCAGCACGGGATTCCAGCGTACTTAGGCCGCACCGGGATCGACGCAAGCCCACCCCGCCCGCCGTTAGCGGCGAAAGGGGGCAATAACTTACCATGAATTACGACTCCTTTATAGCATCAAAGTCTAAGCAGCGCGTTGCCTCCGGGTTTGAGCCTTTGCCGATTGTCGCCCCTCTTTTCGACTGGCAGAAGTCGGTTGTTAGATGGGCGATTCGAAACGGATGCGCCGCCCTCTTTGAGGACTGCGGCCTTGGCAAGACACTCCAACAGCTCGAATGGGCTCGCCAGATCGCGGAGCATACCAAGTTCCCCGTGCTGATACTGACGCCTCTTTCAGTGGCCGCCCAGACCGCAGCGGAGGCCGCCAAGTTCGGAATCAAGGCTGCGGTCGTCCAATCACAGGAGGGCGTGAAGGGGAAAGGAATCTGGATCACCAACTATGAGAAGCTGGATCATTTCGATCCCGATGAGTTTTCAGGCGTAGTCTTGGATGAGTCGTCCATCCTAAAAGCGTTCACCGGAAAGACCCGAATCGCCCTGACCGAGGCTTTCAGCAAGACGCCCTATCGCCTTTGCTGCACGGCAACACCTAGCCCGAACGACTATACCGAGTTCGGCCAGCACGCGGCGTTCCTTGGGGTCTGCTCTCCCGCACAGATGCTCTCAACTTTCTTCCTTAACGACACCTTCAACACAGGCGATTGGCGGTTAAAGAAGCACGCCGAGGGAGAGTTCTGGAAATGGGTCGCGTCATGGGCCTGCTGCGTTTCAAAGCCGTCTGACATTGGTTTTAAGGATGATGGCTATGAATTGCCTGCCCTCCACATGCACACGGAGATTGTTCAGGTGGACGAGGCTGACCCCGGCGGCGAGGAACTATTCCGTCACGCAACCCTTTCGGCCACCACGATCCACAAGGAAATGCGCATGACCAGCGAGGCCCGCAGCAAGCGCGTTGCCGAGATCGTTGCCGCAAAACCTACCGAGCAATTTCTTGTCTGGTGCAATACGAACGATGAGGCCGACCGATTGGCGCTTGCGATACCCGATTGTGTCGAGGTTCGCGGTTCCGACACGGCACACAATAAGGAGAAGGCTGTCGCGGGGTTCCTGGATGGTAGCGTGCGAGTCCTAGTCTCCAAGCCGTCTATCTGCGGGTACGGGCTAAACCTGCAATGCTGCGCGAACGTGGCATTTGTGGGCCTCTCATATTCCTTTGAGGACTTCTATCAGGCGCTTAGACGTTGTTACCGTTTCGGCCAGAAACGCGAGGTAAACGCTCACATAATCCACGCCCAGACCGAGGGGGAAATTGTTAAGAACATCAGCCGTAAAATCGAACAGCACAAAATCATGCAGACAGAAATGAAGAAGGCGTCAGCCGTATTTGCCGAGAACCGCATAAAGGATCTCACGCTCAAGACCACAATCGAAACCATGGAGGGCCCGGATTGGAAACTGGCGCATGGGGACTGCGTTCGATTCGCCAAGACAATCCCGAGCGAGTCGATAGACTTCTGCGTGTTCTCGCCTCCCTTCGCTGACTTGTTCACCTATTCTGACGACCTTCAGGATATGGGAAATTGCACGGACTTAAAGGAGTTCACCAAGCACTTTGAAATCCTTATTGCGGAACTAGCCCGCGTCATGGTCCCAGGCCGCGAGTGCGCGGTCCATTGCGTGGACCTGCTTTCCACAAAGTGGAAGCACGGGAAGATCGAGTTCCAGGATTTTAGCGGGGAGATAATCCGCGCCTTCTGGCGTCACGGGTTCCTGTTTCACTCGCGCATCTGCATCTGGAAGTCGCCCGTAACTGAGATGCAACGAACCAAGGCGCACGGACTGCTTTACAAGACACTAAAGGCGGATTCCTGCGACAGCCGCGTTGGGTGCGCTGACTACCTTCTGGTTTTCCGCAAGCCTGGAGAGAATCCCCGTCCGGTGTTCAAAAAACCCGAGTCGTTTCCTGTAGAGACATGGCAGGAGTATGCGTCCCCTGTCTGGATGACAGTCGATCAAGGACGGGTGCTCAACGGCGAAGGCGCCCGCGAGCAAGCCGACGAGCGCCACATTTGCCCCCTTCAATTGGATGTTATCGACCGCGCCATCACGCTTTGGAGCAACCCCGGAGACTTGGTGTTTTCTCCCTTCACCGGGATAGGCAGCGAGGGTTACAGCGCCTTGAAGCTCGGTCGCAAGTTTGTGGGCTCGGAGCTTAAGCGCAGCTATTTCGAGCAGGCTGTGGGAAATCTCAAGAAAGCCAAAGCGCAAACCGAGTTCATTTTAGCATGAAGCCCACCCCGCCCGCCGTTAGCGGCGACTAAATTTATGCCTGAAAACGATCCAACGCTAGAGTTCTACAATTCGCTCATGTCTTCGGGCACGAGCTGCGAAATGCCACGGTACAAGTGCCACAAGGAAGTTTGGGCCATGAAGATCAGCAAGATCATCGACCCGACCCTGCCGGGAGATGAAAGTGACGGAACCAAGATTCTGGTCTGCGAAATGTCACCAACATCAACGGGCAGTCCTGTGCGTGTGGACGGCCAATACCTCCGCCAACACAGGCCAGAAGTCGGAGGCTACTACGTCGTCTATAAGGACGGATACAAGTCCTACTCACCCGCCAAAGCGTTTGAGGAAGGCTACACGCGCCTATGAAGGCGCCCGCCGTTAGCGGCGAAAGGGGGCAATAACTTATGAGCACCGAGCACAACTGGCCCGAGGACTTTTCCCACGAGAACGGGAACTACAATAACGACTGTTACATGTGCAAAACGGTTTTCATCGGCCACAAGCGTCGGCACGTCTGCCGTGTATGCGCTACTCCTAAGTCGATCCGCGACCAGCTCGCCCACCTCCAGTCGCAGCTTGACGAGTGCCGCCGCGATGGCGGACCTGGAGGCGTGTGCAGCTCAGGAGGCTGCGACCAAATGACCCCTAAGCAGGCAGACAACGCGGCGACGGCTGAGCGCGAGACAGCGCAGTTGCGGGAGGAACGGGACGAAGCCAGAGCGCAACGAGACGCCAACGCCGAGAGCATTGCCTTTGTAAAGGAAGGTCGAGACCAGCAGTTGGGAGAACTCCAACGGCGCATTAACGAGTTGAACGGCATTCGGATTCGCGTCGTGGATGAGCGCGACGAATACGCAGCCCGCCTGACCGCCGCAGAGGCCACCGTAGCGCAACTCCGGGCGGAGAATGAACAATTACGGAGCGCGAGAGTAAGCTCGCCGGGAGAAATACCCGGAGGCGTGGTAACCAGCCCCACGGCGCTCCACCAACTCACCACCCTGCGAAGCTGGCCTGTGGTCGTCTCCCCATGAGTAAGGGGGCACGGTTCACCCTGGAACAGATCTCACGGATGCCCGAGCGAATTCAAACCCAAATCTATGCCCCCCGCCCCCTTGCGAATCATCGTGAAGCACCCCCTGCCATCGTGGAACGTGGTGAGCAGGATGAACCACTGGAAGCAGACCAAGCTAAAGAGGGCGATTCAGGAAAGTACCTTGTGCGGGTTACGAGCCATCGAGTCCACCTGCTCGACGAGGACAACCTCTGCGAGAAGTACCACATCGACGCACTCCGCTATTCTGGAATCCTTCCTAGCGATGCGCCTGATAGAACACGGATCATCACGACGCAGAAGAAAGTTGCCCAAAAGTCGGACCAGTTCACCGAAATAACCATAGAAAGGACGCCATGACCTGCTACGAATACCAACTGCTCCCCCTTCATTCCTTTCTTACCGATCCAAAGGTGCCTGATGGGTACCGGTGGGTCAGGAGCGAAGAGGGGTATGCCGTCCTCGAGAGGGTGTTCGAGGACCAGATTCAGGACCAGATCACGATCTATGACGGTCCCCCAGGCCCTATCGTGAAGGCACCCAAAGGGGCAACCCCGCCAATCCTACCCACCCTGAAGGCCATTCTCACCCCCAAGTCGAAGCGGAAGCCGTCCCCGGCCCCTGTAGCCCCGCCGGCGCCAAAGGAGGAGCAGAAGGTGATGATCGGGGGGGTCTGGATGACCGCCGCACAGGTTGCCGAGTATCGCAGGAAGCTTGCAGAACCCACCCCGCTCCCGGGGATAGACAACGGATGACCCCCATGCCCGCCCCGGTCGCCATCTACTGCGCAGCCTTCCAGCCTGTCATCCTGGATCGTCTCCTGGTGGCGATTGGAATGGTCGAGTCGAATGACAACCCGAAGGCCATCGGGAAGGCAGGGGAGCGGTCAAGGTGGCAGATCAGCCGGGATGTCTGGAAGGAGACGACTGGTCTCCCCTTTGACCGTGCGCAGTTTGATGCCTATGCCTACCCTGTCGCCCGAGCTCACCTTATCGCCCTGAAGTGGCGTCTGACCGAGGCTCACGTTCCGATCACCGTCAAATCCCTTGCCCTGGCATGGAACGGTGGTGCGACGGCAGCGATCCTAGGGAAGCTGGAAAACGCGAAGGCTCGAGCCTACGCCGATCGCGTGGAGTCTTTGTACCAGACTATTTCGCAACCTTGATCGCGTAAATCGCCACCAGGACCGCGATCACAGCGATGATGTTCGAGAGTCGGTTTGCGCCCTGCGCTGCCGCAAGTGCCACAGCCTTCTCGTTCAGCTTGTCCCGAAGGTCCACCAACTCGCGCAGGTGCTGAATGCGTTCGGTCAACTGAGCGATCGTAGGTTCCTGGTCCACATGGATCCGATCTATTTATCCAGCCTGACCTCTATTCGGTCGAGACGCTTTTCCTGATCGGTGAGTGACTGGCCTATTCCGGTCAGCTTGTTGCTGATATCCTCCCGTGAGTTTCGGGACTCCTTGAAGAACTCGGATAGGCGTGCGTTCACCAGGGCCTGCTCCTCGATGAAGCTGTCGTGCTTGGCGAGCGTTGCCTTCAGGGCTGTCGTGTCGGCCTTGACTGCCAGCACATCGGGGTCCTGGGACACCATCTCGTGCTTGTAGGCATTAAAGGCGTAGATGCCGACCGGGATGGAAATCAAGAACCCAATCTTCAGGATGCGCCGTGCGTTCGGGGTGTTCACCATGTCGAAAAGACCGGACAGGGACTCGATCAGACCCTGCTTGGTCTCCTCTTGGTCGGATTTGTTTCTCATAGTGGCAAGTGGGGATACTACGCGAAAAGACGCAGTATCATCCGTTAAATCACGCTAGCGGGGCAGGGGGAACAGAAACCGCAGGGGCGGGTGCAGGTGCCGGGGGTGCAGGTTTGCTCACCAAGGCTTCGATCTTGGCCTCCAGGGCTACGACCCTCAGTTCGAGGTCGTGCGCGAGCGTGGTGGCCTCGGTCTTCGCCTGAGCGACATCGGCCTTCGCCTGCGCTGAGATCGAGAGACCGCTGTGATGGGCTTGATAGGCGAGCAAGACTCCGAGAACGGAGACGATGAGGAGGACTACTTCGATGATGTTCATGTGTGTGCGGATGTCACTGACTTGGTTATTTTGTTCAGATTCGTGAGCCAAGTGGCCGAAGGGTACTCCTGCGACAAGGATGGCAGAACGAAGTGGATGACCAGATAGATGATCCCCACGAACAGGGCAATGCGGATCAGGGAGCCCAGTTGCGCGGTCAGCGACCCCGCCTCCTTCTCCTTTTCGGCCACCTTCTGAGCGAACGTGACGACCTCTGCGGTCTTCACCGTCACGTCAGCCTGGGTCGCTTCGACCTTGGCCTGTGCCGTGGCGAGGGAATTCTGAAGGACTGGGATCTGAGCCTTTACCTGCTCCCGCTCCTGGGTGACTCGAGTCAGGTCGGCATCCCGGGCTGCGAGCTTGGCCTTCGCTGCGTCGACCTCGGCCTGCTTTGCAGACAAGGCCCCCTCCACAATGGCGCGGATCTCGGCCTGTCTCTGGGCTGGCAAGTCCCCGATGGCTGCGGTCAGGGAGGAGTCGACCCGTTCCAGAAGTCCTGATGCAAGGGTGACCTCGGGGCTCTGGGGGGCTGATTTGAGGGCGATAGAGGCTCCTGACGCCATTTGGTGCGCGTAGCCCACCTGATCCACCAGCCCTGCCCGTTCCTTGGCCTGTGCCGCCAATAAATCGGCTTCCCGTGCCGCCGCCTCCTTCTGCGCCTTGGCGAGCTCGGCCTGCGCCTGGGTGAGGGCTGCGACAGGCACCTTCGGCTGAAAAACCGACCAGTTCCAGGGTCGCCAGTTCGGGACCAAGGCCGCGCCACCGATCAGGGAGCAGATTAGGACGACGACTACCGGGGCGAAGCCTGCTGTGCGTTTCATATCCAAGCGGGAGCGTCAACTAGGTCGAGCCCTGCAAGATGACCCCGTTCCTGACATTGATGGTTCCTGTTCGGCTTTGAAGGGTGCCGCTGAACAGGGCAGAAGGGTCCATCGTGGGGATCAGGTTCATCTTCAGGGTCAGGACTGCGTTTGACCCTGAGAAGGTCCATGCCCCCCCGCCGTAGGGAGGCTGTGCCTGAAAGTTCACCGTCGCGTTTGCCATCAGGCGCACGGCATCGGTGTACGCCTGAACCCACTGGGGCATCAGGGCAGTAGTGGGAGCGGGGACCTGGGGAAGGTTTAGGCCCATTGGATGTTAGTAGCAGAGGATGATGACGCCCGATCCGCCCTGACCACCGTTTGAGGCAGCACCGCCACCACCACCGCCCGCGCCAGAGTTCGCAGCACCCGATCCGCCCACGCCGCTTGCTACAGCTGCACCCCCGCCACCGTTTCCAAAAAGGGTGGAAAGGCCACCAAGGGTTCCCGTACCCGAAGATCCACCCCCGCCGGCTGTGTATCCGCTTAATCCCGTAGCTGCGGCACCGGTGTTCCCCCCTGTGGCGCAGCCTGCGCCTCCCAGGACCAGTGCTGTGCCACTTCCGCCGCCGCCGCCGCCTCCTGTCCCAGGAGTTGACCCGGTATTGATTGGAGAGCCAGCCGCTAGGGCTCCCGCGCCGCCTGCGCTGCCGATTGTTGCGCCGTTATTACTTCCACCGCCACCGCCGCCGCCTGCCTGCCACACAGCCCCAGAGGCAAGGGTGACGCTGCTCTGCGTGCCGACAGTTCCCGCAGAACCTGCTGCGGTGCTGCCTGCTCCTCCTGCTCCGATGGTGATCGTCCAGACATCGCCCGGGGTCACAGGCACATTGTCATAGCAGAGGACGCCGCCTCCGCCTCCGCCGTTGCCGACACCGTATCCACCACCGCCACCGCCACCCACGATGATCGCACGGCGAATCTGAGTGATCCCGGCAGGGACCGTGAATGTTGTCGTGCCCGTGTACTTCACATAGGTCGATACAGGGCGAACGTCTGAGAGAAGGGCCTGCGTATAGGCACGCTGCAGGATCGCACCCTTCCAGTACTTCAGGCCGTCCGAGAGTACGTTGAACCAGCCCTGATATGACCAAGTGATGAGGACGATGCCGCTGCCGCCGTTGCCTCCATTCTGCCCCCACCCGCCACCGCCACCGCCGCCGCCTGTGTTTGCCGTGGCTGCATTGCCGACCGCGCCAGGATTGCCGCCTGCGCCAGCCCCCGAACCACCAGCCGCCCCAGAACCAACAAGGAACCCGCCACCACCACCGCCTGATCCGTAAGTTGTGCCTCCTATGACCAAGCCAGCAGCGCCTGCACCGCCGTTTGGATTGCCGACATTGGCTCCTGCAGCAGTGAAGCCACCGCCACCGCCACCGCCCCATGATGCGAATCCTACGCTTCCGCCTGCATTGCCCTGACCGAGCATTCCAGCGCCGCCGATTGTAGCCATGGCTGCTCCTGCACCGCCACCGCCTGATCCGCCAGAAGCGCCCGGAGAATTAAGATTGCCCGAGCCACCACCGCCGCCGCCCACAGCCGTATAGGGACCAAAGGTCGAATTTGATCCATTGCTGCCAAGAGCGGCACCAGACGTTGAACCTGCACCTCCCGCCCCGACCCCAACCGCTATCGTTTGCCCCGGCATTACCGCAAAACTCTGCACAGACAGGATTCCGCCGCCGCCACCGCCGCCTGCAGAATTAGTGCCGCCACCACCACCGCCTCCGATCACATAGGCCGAGACATTCCTAACCCCCGCAGGAACCGTGAAAGTCCCGCTTGCCGTGAACGTCTGACTCCCCGATGTCGCAGGGGTGGCATACGCCGCAAGGTATCCCTGATTAGAGTAGGGGCTGATCGCAGGGATGTCCGTGAAGTAATTAACCCCCGCCGTGAACCCCGGGAGGTAGTAGTCCTGAATGATTTGCGCGCGCAGCCCGACTACCTGCCCCTGATCCGTCTTGTTTATCGTGAGCCTGCGAGCCTGCAGCGGTCCCACGATGTAGGCTGCAACCGAGTTCGCTGTGATGCAGCACACCTGCACAGTACCGGCAGAGACATTGATGACTCCTCCGAGGAAGCAGTTCCCTGTCGCCCCCGAAAGCACAACGATGTCCCCCACCACGAACGGGGTTCCTGTGACCGTGAAAGAGACAGGGTAAGCATTAGCCCCGGCATAGGTTCCCTGCAGGGTTAGGTTTCCAATGGTCACCGCCTGATCGTAGTACCCATTTATCAGTTGCGAGAGGTCGGTGGTGACACCTTGGATGTACCCGTAATTTCCCACCGCAGAGGAAGACGGAACAGGCTGCGCTGCAGCGTTCAGAGATTGATAGCTCGGGGCCGTGAAGGCGTAGCTCGACGGAACCACCTGCTCAATAGGTATTCGGTCGTAGGTGCGAACCCAGTCCGCGATTCCCTTTGCAAGCTGAGAGGTGTTCGGGGAAGTCTCTGCCGTCAGGAAGGCGAGCGGGTCGAACACGTTCCCATCAGGGTCCACATCGACAGGGGGGCAGACCACAGAGCGGGTGACCGATGTCGTCTGGATCGCAGGAAAGCCAGACGAAATACCGCTAGAACAGGTAGCGCAACACGCATAGATGCCCAATCCGGGTGATCCGGCATAGCTTACTGTCGATCCGTCAGGGCTAAGGAGTATCTGAAAATATAACCCTGCGACACTCGTGCTGGTGCCTGAAACTGTGCACCAAAACCAACCATTGCCGACCGATTTTATCGATGCTTGTCCAGACGTAGTGGACACAACCGTGCCCAGGGCCAGGTTGAACATTGTCGTGCACAGGGTTCCATCGGCAGTTGTTGATCCTAAAAGTCGTGCAAATGTCCTCCCGTTGGCCTTCAAAAAAACTCCGAACCCTGTAGGTCCGACTCCTGCTAGCGTTGCCCCTGATTGCGCCATGTAATGCACGCCCGATCCTGAAATCTCTTGTATTGCTGATGCGCTGATACCCCCTTGCGGGTCGGTTGTGGCATTCGCTAAAATTGCCACAAGGCTCCCATCGCTCCAATTTCCCACCTGAGTTAGATCATCAGACCATTTAAGACTATTCGTCGCGCTCACCTGATTCTGGATGATCGGATAATACCCAGTCGAAGGGTACTGCATCATCTCCCGCACGATCTCCTTCGCAGAGTAGTCCTTCTGGTTCTGCAGGGGAAAGCTGATCTGCTTCGCTCCCTGCTGCGCGGGTGTTCCAAACGGGCCGTCTAGGTATGTTGCCATGATAGATTTATTTTGGAGGGTTCACAATCTTGTCGAGGTTCGCTTTGATCTGAGAGAGGGAGTCAGTCTGCGACTGAAGGAGTGTCTGCTGCTGCTGAGTCTGCGAGGTCGGAACCTGCGAGGTCACCCCCGACCCCGTGACGTTCGTCGGGCTGATCGCGTTGTACTGGGCCTGAAGCGCATTGATGCGAGTCGTTAGCGCCTGGATCGTTCCATTCGCTGTCGGGTCGAATGAGTTCTGATTAAGTTGGTTTTTCTGAGCCTCCAGGTTCTGGATCAGGGTCCCGATGTTGAATTGGGAGTTCTTCATCGAGTCGTTGATGTAGTTCAACTCCTGCGACGGGTCGTTGTAGTGCTGCGTATTCCCGCCGATTCCGTTTCCCTTGATCCCGTCCGTCGGGTTTCCGCCACCGTCAAGACCATTGCCGCCGGCGAGAGCATCAGCCTCCTTGTTGTACTCGGCGTTCTTAGCCTCAACCTGCGCAACCTGATCGGCCAACGCTTTCACATCGGCATTGTCGTTAGCGACAATCGTGGTCTGAAGGGTGACCTGCTTTGAGAGTTCCGCGTTCTTCTTTATAAGCGTTTCCAGATTGTCCTTGTCGACCTGAGACCCAGAAGCCTTGTATGCGACAGCCGCCTGATCCATGTCCACTCCGAGTTTCTTCTGCGCGGCCTGCAGCACTAGAAGGTCGTACTGGTCCTTCGTGAGCCCGTTCACCCCCTTGATCGCCCCTGTTTCATACCCGAACATCGCAATCTGGTCGGAAACGGAAAGGGAGATGAGCTTCTCGTAGCTGCTCTTTTCCTTGGATATGTCGAGAATCCCCTTTTGGGCTGCTGCGGCATAGACCGCCTGCTGCGCGTCCGAGAGGCTGTAGTCCTTAGAGAGTGCAGTCCACTGGGCTATCTGCTGCTTCAGGTCCGCTATGTTCTGCTCGGTCGTCTGGGTCTGCTTCCTGATGTCGAACGCCTGCGACTCCTGCTGAACGTACTGCTTGGACACATCAAGCTGAAGTTTTGAATCGTTCGCATCCTGGGCCGCAGTCTTCTTCTGCTGCTCGTCCTGAAGTTTCAGTGAGTCGAGAACCAGCTGCTCGAGTTGAACCTTGTTCTTTAGGTACGCCTCAGAAGACGGATCCTGCTGCGCCATGAACGCCCGCAGGTCGGCCTGCTTCTGCACATTGTCGTTCACCTTCTCTTGAAGGCTCATCTGCTGCTGCGCGATCTGCTCATCCGTTGCCGCGATCTTCGCGTTCATCTGCGCTTCCTTGGCTGGCATCTCCTGTATGTACTTGTCGTGTGCTGCCGAGATGTTTGCGAGGGTCGACACAGCCGCATTGTTCATGTCGGTGTACTGCTTCTGAGCAGCAGGGCCGATCCCCTGCATGGACAGGATCATGCTCCCGATCCCCTCCCCAATCTGGGGGATGATCGACAGAGCCGTTCCGAAAGCCTCCTTGAGCCCGCCACCCGTTCCCGTGACCGCATCGTGAAGGTCGAGCCATGCCTGCTGCTGGTCACTCACCGCACCCCCCAGGCTCCTAGCCTTCTCTGCCGCATCTATCTCAGAAACTGTGACATCTTTGATCGCTCGCCCGAGCTCCAGGATAGCCACAGCCCCGATCATCCCAGAACCGATCTCGCGCACAGCCATCGAGGCGTCCCTTCCGAAAACCTTCATCATTATCGACGCCTCATCCGTGGCCTGCTTCAGGTTCGAGGTGTCCCCGCCGAAATATGCTGTGATCGCGTTGTCCATTAGTTCTGTGCCGAAGCCGCTGCCATGCGGTCCTGAAGGTGCTTCGATTTAAGCCTGTCACTAGGGTTCGAGAGGTTCGCCTTCGGGTTGTACCGCTTTACCATCGCCCGCTGGTACTGGAACAGGCGGCAGATCGGAAGGCCCATCGCGTACTCATCGGTCCACCCGTACTCCGCGCAGATCGAATCGAGGAGTGCCGCAGACCCGAGAAAATACTGTGTTCCGTAGCTGTTCCCCTGCCCTGGGGAGTCCATGAAGGTGTTCGAGAGGTGCTGATTGATCTCGTTCACCATCCATCCGTACTTCCCGGCCTTAACCAGGGGTCGCACGTTCTTCTTCACCCACCGCAGGCGAGCCTTTTCGTTCCCCACCTTGTATTCGAGACAATGCAGCCACAGGTACACGGCCACATCCTCTGCTGAAGGTACGCCTTTCGGGACCACGAACGGGCTACCCATGCCGTCCAGGAGCGTATGAGTCCTGATAGAAAGCTGCCGGCACGGGATGCCGCACAGGATGATCGTGTCGAGGAGGGAAATCTGCCGTGTGGCCTGCTCCCGCTCCATCTCGGCCATCAGGCCGGGGATTTGATCGTAGAGGCTCATAAGAGCCCCGATGTTACGAGGCGACCCTGACTCGGAAGCCGATAGTGACCTTGCGAGCGTCCTTCTGGTTCTCGACCTCACCTACATCCGTCACGACGGCGCCGACCGTTGCAGTCGGGGTGCCGTTGCGGGTAATGGTGAATGTCGCCCCGATGGTCGGGACAGAAGTCTGTGAAGTGGCAAGCTGAAGGGTTCCCGTACCCTTAGAGAAAGCAGGAAGGACAAGCTGCGAAGACGGGATTCCGAGCTCTGAGAACCGCTCGATCTGTGTCGAAGCGTCCGTAATCGTGAGCATCTCCGCGACAAACGCCTGATTGCCCGGGTACACCGTCACGACCTGTGCGCCGTATGGTACTGAGAGATCGTTGTATGCTGGCATTGTTACCCTTCATCATTCGTCAATTAGGCCGGGAACCCGAGGGGATTGATGAAAAGGACCGCTTCCATCACCGTTCGCATGGTCTCGGTCTTTTCCTGCCTGTCTATGGTTCGGGATCCCGCTGTCTGACGCAGGGTGTCAGGAGCGAGCAAATAGTACCCGTTGCCGGCAAATGCGGTCTTCAGAGCGGGGTAGTTTGCGGAGGCTTGGCGTAGGGTTCCACGCAGGACATTGGGGGTCTGCTGTGTGGGCCTTGCCGGGGAGTAGGTGAGGTCCAGAGTCAGCCTAACGTGCTTCTGCGTGTAGAGAACCGTCCCCGAAAGTGAACCGCCCGGGATCGTCTGCTGCACCATTCCTTCGTCTATCAGTTCGCAGATCACCTCAAGTCTCGGGGTCACCAGTGTCGTGTTCGAGTCTGATTCCACCGCAGGAAGACCGAGGGTGGTTGCAAGGTATCCGTAGAACACCGACTCCACCTCTGTCTCGATGTCGAGCAGGGTGGCGAGGTTAGGCGCAGGCATACCCTAGCCCCTTCGTCAGTCCGAATCGACCCTGATGCCCGGGTACTTCGCTGCAACCGTTTTCAGGTCTTGGAAGACACCGTGCTTCAGGTTCTGTCGGAAGAACCCCACTCGGCCCGCAATCGCAGAGAAGAAGGCTGTGCGTCCCCCGATCCAGTTCTGAAGGTTCTGAGCGTTGCGAACACTCAACGTGTAGGAGTCCGCTGTCGTCTCCTGTGTCGAGGAAACATAGGTGCTGGCATCCTTGCCTGCGATCTCTGCCGTATTTCCACGACCTGCATTTATCGTGAGACCGATGGACCTTGCCAGTTCAGCCCACGCCCTTTGCCCCCACCCGATTGCCGCGATCTTCTTTCGGATGCTTTCCTGTGTCTGTGCCTGAATCGAACTCCAAATAGCAGAAGGATACTTGTTCCGGTGGTCCCGTGTCTTCCCGTTCTTCGTGGTCGGCCCGATTCCCGCGATGCGCAACCGTTGCCCATTCAGAGTCGTCCACTCCCGGGTACTTACCGAGAGCCTGATCTTGTTTTCCGTGCTCACCTTCACCTCATCGACCGTCTTCTGAAGGATTGAGCGGACCTCGGATCGGATTATGTCCCGCTTCGTGGCACTCCCCTGAAGCACCCGGGCCATCTGGTTCATGGCCTCGTTGAACTGATCGACCTTTACATCTAGCTGAATGTCTACCATCGGATCTCCCAGATCAGAGACGGTGGTCGGCCTTGACGACAAGAGTGATCGAGATCCCGTCCTGGGATGCCTCGGTCGAGAGCACCTCGTAATTCGTGGCCGTGGAGGGACCGAACTGTGTGAGCGAGATCCGGTCTCCCACCTGCGGGTTAGGACCCACGGTCGAGCTATTGGCAAAGATGACCTCGAAGTGAACCTCGTCGGTGTTTCCCGCGAGCGTCAGGTTGTAGCCCTCGGCCAACTGCGTGCAGGTACACTGGATGTTCGAGTACGTCGACCATGCGAACGTCGCAGGAAGGTCGGCAATAGCCGCGATCAGGTCCGCATCGAATACTGTGACATCAATCGCCATCACCCAAACGGGGGGCGTCAATGTCCTTCAACCGATTGATGTTCTCGATGTACTCCTTTGCGTCGGCATCGAGTTGCCGAAGGTACACCTGCGCACTATGCAGGGCTGGAATCGAGATCTCGGGGACAAGATTCGTGGCACAGAGAAGCTGCTGATCCTCCCGGGATTTGACCATAAGGAGAATAAACCCGTGGGATCCACAGTGCTTCTTCGCACCCTCCACGCACTTGTCTATCAGGGCTTGTCCGAAGTCGTCCACGGATTCGATTTAGGCTGGAAGGTAATGTGGTGTTTGCAACCACTTCCAGCATGAGGATACGTGGGAGCGTATCTATACCTGACAACGTGAGGCCCCCATTCTCTCCGGTGGTCTGATCCAAAGCGTGCCGAAACAGAAACATCCACCGATCTATCGTTGTCCTCTATGATGAAGGTGCAGGGGAGATGATGGCCTTGAACGTATGAAACTGCCTCATAAAAATGTCCCTCATCGGTCGCTCCGTCCCCCAGGAAGCACCACACCATCGACTTCGATCCCGACTCCTGCAGCGACTTTGCTATCCCGGCAGCGATGCAGCAGTTCCCCGCAAGGATGGCAGAGGTCAGGAAGTGCATGGCTCGGCTGTAGAGGAACATCGACTGCCCGTTCTGGATACGGGTCATCAGGTCTTCAGGGGAACCGCCGGCGAGGAGCCAGTGGTAATGCGAACGGTGAGATCCGAGGATCCAGTCCCCCTCTTTGATCTGACGGAAGATCTCGATCAGCGGTCCCTCGTTCCCCCCCGCCAGGTGCATCAGGTAGGGCAGGTGTCCTTCCTCCCACCCCTGCTTCACTAGGTTCTCGAAGGCGATCAGGTCGTTGCGGGTGGCGTGTTCCATAAAGTTCAGTACATCCACTGATGCAGGACTATCCCCCGGGCAGCGTAGGATTTGATGATGGCATCCCGTTCGACATGGGATCCACCCCTCTCGATGTGGTGAAACTCCACGAAGATCTCGACCACCCGAGGCAGGATGATCGGGTCTTTCAGGAGCTTCAGGAGAATCGAGAATTCGGAGCCCTCGCAGTCTAGCTTCAGCACGATCCGGTCCTTCGGGTCGGTCAGGGCGTCGATGGAGTCGATGATGCCGGCAGCGAACACCCGCAGGTCGTACCCCGTGGTCAGGTTCAGGGTCTCATGGTCGCTGGCGAGGTAGGGCTGGAAGGAGTCACCCCGGGGGTCGTCCTTCTGGTGGAAGGTGAGGGTGCCGCTGTCGCCCCTAATCCCGAACGGGCAAACGTGGATCTTGTACCGACTCGACCACTTCTGCACCTCCTGCATCAGTTCGGGCAGGTGGCGCGGGGACGGCTCGAAGCACCAGACATCCCATCCGTCGAAGTTGTTCGTCTTGTTCAGGTAGTCCGAAAAGGTCTGCCCGATGTTGGCCCCTACGTCGAAGAAGTGGTTTTTCATATGTGGTGGGTCGTGTCCCGAACGAACTTCGCAGCCCTTCTGATGAGCTCATCCTCTGTGAAGCTGCGCCCCTCGAAGTTCATCGTGTGCAGCTTGCGGTCGTGGACGTAGCTCAGAGCGGTATGCTTTCCCCCAGAGAACACAGCGACGATCCCCTGCGCCGTTATCACATGGCCTTTGATCCACTGGGCGCAGGTCGAGTGCTCGGTGGTCAGGCGCGAGATGCTGCCTCGAATGGGGATCGATTCAGACATGATGAAGTTTGATGCTCGAGTACGGTTCCGAGGTCCAGATCATCACCCTGCTCGCCTCGCCTTTGCGGACCAGTGCGATCCCTGCGTTCACATCGACCAGATGGAATCGGTGGGTCACTATGGCGTCGACCTTCAGCACCCCGGCCCTCCATGCAGCGATGTACCTCGGGATGTCCCGGTCAGGCTGGAAGCCCCCGCCCTGCGTGGCTGTTATGGACTTCCCTTCGCCCCCGAACATATCATCGACCTTCTGGATCACCAGTTCCTCGGTGGGCTTGGGGTGGCCTACCATGATGAACCGTCCCGAGGGTCCGAGCAGCTTCAGGGAGTCCGAGATGGCCTCTGGGTTCCCCGAAGTCTCGATCACCACATCGTACCGAAGGGGAGGAAACTGGGTGTCGGTTAGGCCGATGAACTCGGTCGCCCCCATCGACAGGGCCGTGATCTCCTTGCCTGGGTGAATGTCGCAGCACCCGATCCGAGCCGCACCCGCCATCTTGCAAGCCCTGATGAGGTTCGCCCCAAGCCCCCCGCAGCCCACGATCAGGACCGACTCCCCCATTTTGACCTTCGCCACCCCTTCTACCGTCCCGAGGGCCGTCGACAGGCCGCAACCGAGCAAAGCTGCCAATTCTGGGGGGGTGTCGTCTGGGACGGGTGTCAGGCGATTCTCTGAGGCTACACAGTGGCTCGCCAGGGTAGCCACACGGCCCGATCCCACCCTGCCGTGGCTGCTGCCATAGGATGGGAGGTCAGACTCGATTCCCGAGGCTTTGCGCCAGTGTAGCACCACCTTCTGACCCGCCTTTACCCGGGACACCCCCGGCCCGACCTGGAGGACGGCGCCGCACCCCTCATGCCCGAGCAGGTGTGGCAAGTGGCCTGCATTACCCTTCTCCCCCCTGATCTCCTGGAGTTGGGCCCCGCAGATCCCCGAGCAGATCATCTCGACCAGCACCTGCCCGTAGGTCAGGGGGTTCGTGTTCACCTCCCAGAGGTCGAGGGGTTCGTTCAGGCGGGTCAGGACTGCCGCCCTGACGTTCAGCATCACATCGGACGTCATTCTAAAGGAGGTCTTTGAACTCGAAAAGGGCTGTGGATTGGTGCGAGGAGAACGCCTTCGCGTAGTGTTCCGCGATGCTCTCCTCCTTCGTTATCGAGACCACCGGGAAGGAGACCATGCAGGACAGGGCGTGAGCGAAGTCCCGGGTGTGGGTCGGACCCGTGTAGAGGGGCTTCTGGGAGTTCCCGACCACGATCCGAAGAATCACGGCAGGCTCGAATTCACCCCGGCTGATCCGCTTCATGGCGTCCAGGTGGTTCACGATGGCATCGAGGGCGTTCAGCATGAAGTCAGCCCGCTCGATGTAGACCAGGGGCTTCAGGCCAGTCAGGGCCATGCCTATCGCCAGCCCCACCATCAGGTTCTCGGCCACAGGGGTCTCGACACATTGCTCCTTGGCTACCCCTGCAAATGTCCCACCCCCCCTGCTAGGCTCCCGTACCCCGTACCCGATGAACCGGGAGCGAGGGTCTGTCCCCATCGCCGTCATCGCCGCCGTCAGGTTGTCTTTGTAGGTGCTCATTCTTTGTCCTTCTCGATAATCTCGTCTATCCGCTCCCTGCTGGTGTAGGTGGACGAGCGTTTGATGATGGCCTCTAGGCGCTCACGGTCTTTCAGGAGTTCCATCATCTTCGGGCCCCAAAACTCGGCTTCCTGAAATTGGGAGGGCATTAGAGGATCCCTTCCAGTTGCAGCATCTTCTTCGCCTCCAGCACCGACTTACAGCAGACCGTGTTCGGGGCGATGTTCACATCCTCGTGATCGAGCAGGATGATCCTCCGCTTCACCGTCTCCTTGTTCCAGATGTTGAAGGTCGGCCAACTCGGCCCCGTAGATGCCCCCACGATGTACTTGCAGGACAGGGAGAGCGTCCCGATGGAGGTCACCGTGAAGTTCCCCTGCGTGCAGGGAACACCCACCCGACACTTCTGCGTCGTGATGACCGAGTACTTCTTCGCCAGGGCTGCGACCATCTGGGTCATCTGGTCCTCGCTGTACCCCTGCCACTGGTTCGACATCGGCTTTGAATTGATGATGAGGATGTCGAACGGATCGCACAGCTTCGTGGGCTTATTGATCGCAGGGTAGTCGAACAGGAGGTCGTAGGGATCGGAGAAGGGAGACTCGAGCTCCATCCGTTCGGCAAGGTGGTCGAAGAACTTCAGGTAGAACGCAGCGTAGTCGTTCTTCAGCGGGTGGGTGTCCCAGAAGCCCCCTGCGTTCTTCCATGCGTCGATTGAGTTCAGGGGCTTGTAGTCGAGAGGGATCAGGCGAAGGTTCGGTAGGTCGTAGACCACCTCCGAAAGCTGATCCATGTAGCACAGGTGGCAGGCGTGCGTAAACTGGGTGTGGGGGTTCAGCTTCGCAAGACCACGCAGGAAGTGCAGGTGCGCGAGGTTGTCCCCGAGCCGATAGGCGCAGAAGGTGTCAACGCTGCTCGGGAGCATCTTGGGGTTTAGGATCAGGCTTCGCATTTTTGGTGAGTTGGTTGGCTATCGAGAACAGCTGAGTCACCAGCTTGTTCATCGTCTCGGTCGTGGGGAAGTACCGCATGAACAGGAGGACCGACCTGCGGGTGCCGAAGTAGAACCCCATCGACAGGCCCATGATGATTCCGACACCCCAAGCAGCAGAGCAGAGAACAGGGGTCCAGATGTACCAGTTTGTCATTTGATTTTCTTCCACCGTTTCAGCGCAGCCTTGCGCATCTTCTCGGGGTCGCGTGCCTTCGCCTTCCCGGTCCCGGCCTTGCCCCCCTTGGACCCGAGCAAGGGTGCCGTGATGCTGGTAATCTTGGCCGTCACTTCATCACCTCCATTTGGATCAGCGGGATGGCAATGGCAATCGAGCATCCAATGACCCACAGCCAGCAGTAGAACCGCAGGACCTCATCCATCTCGGACTCGCCCGGGGTCTTGTGGGTCAACCAATAGAAAAAAGCCTTCACTCGGAATCCTTCGGGCAGTCGGGATTCCTTCGGTTGAAGACCTCGAACCCCTGCCTATAATTGTCCGTCGCGTTCTGCCGCAGGTATGTCTCATCCCACTTCTCGACAGGCACCCCGAGGAAGAACGGGTGCTGGTGGTCGAACGTGATCTCCTTCCGAAGATCCAGAACGACCTCATCTCTCCATGCCCGATGTGAGAACTCGTTATCCGAGAACATCGAGTGGTACTCGGGGCTGAAAAGGTAGGGCTCGCCCATCACTTCCTTGCTCGGATCGAGCGCGTTCTTCGTCCCGGTCGGGTCTCTCTGCTGCTCGTACCTTGCCCGGGTCAGGATCGCCATGCACAGGAGCCCATCGGTCCTGTGGCCGTCGTGGATCGCCACCACCAGGGGAACGTCGCCCACATTCGCATCTTCGCCGCCCCGAGCCTTCGTCTCCTTCTCCAGGGCTCGCCAGATCGCTTCGTCCCAGTGCATCGGGGGAAGCCAATCGTCCGACACCTGTACCAGAACCTTACCCTGCGAGATCGAGGCTAGGACGTTCCACGCCTTCACGCACCCCGCCGGCTCCTCGATGATGACATGGCGATACTGCTTCAGGGCCTCGACCGACTCCTTGTCGTCTGCGTCGATCCCAAAGGTGTGCTCGATTGCAATCGGGATGAAGGCAGTCCGAAAGAACCTGTTCCGCGTTTCGAGTGCCTCCCTCGGCCTGCCCCGGGTTGCATGGAGGAGCGAGAACCGAGCCCCCGCCCGGGTGAAAATGCCATCCTCCAGTTCCATCGCTCCCTGCGCCATGCCAGAGGCCCTAAGAGTGCGGGTGCGCAGCGTCAGCCCCTTCTCACCGATGAACCGATCACTCTGCGGGAGACCCGTGTCTGCCCCCCGCCTGATCGTCTGCATGAACTCCGAGGCACGCCTTGCCCTGTTCGGGGATCCTGACTCGAGCTCCAGTTCGGCCATCACCCCCCAGGGATCCCGGGAACCCGGCTCGATCCGAAGCGCAGCCCATGCCTTTTCGAGGGCCGTCATGTAGTCCCCCTTGATCCGAAGCATCTCGGCAAGGTTCAGGAGCGTCCCCTGCTTCAGCTTCGAGAGGCAGTCGGTCTGCGCCGTGATGTTCGCCCACCTGAATGCATCAGCGAACCATCCCTCGTTCGTCTGTTCGTGCCCCCACAGGTAGAAGTACTCCCGATGGATCGCCTCCGCGAACCCGTGGATGTAGCGCAGGGCGAACAGCATGATCCGCAGGTTCCTCATCTTGTCCCTCTGCTTTTCCACGGTCGGAGCGTGCGTGTAGATCACCTTCTCGATGTAGGCCCCCTTCGGCTTCCCAGGCGTCAGGCACTTCGAGAAGTCCATGTGGCAGTTCTCATGCACGGGCTGAGACCAGTGGCTGATCCCCGTCCTGAACATCCTCTCCCGGTAGTTCGACTCCCCAGAGGTCGGGATCGAATAGTGGAAGTAGAACATATCGTGGTCGAACTTCAGGGAGCAGGCGCGGATCTCGGCTGCGTCAGCCTCGGAGATCACATCGTCCAGATCCCCCCAAAACTGCCAATCGCATGTCGCAAGAGCCCATGACTGATTCCGAGCCGCAGCGAAGTCGTCCACATGGGGCCAAGTCGCAGGATCGCCTTCGATGATCTCGGGGGAGTCGGGACGGCAGAAAGGCAGGTGCTGGTTCAGGTACTCCCCGCCCTTGAACTTCTTCCCGTTCTTGTGGCACCACTCCTTCGCCAGCGCCATCGTTCGGTCGTGCGTGTTCCTGCCCAGGGCTCGGACCATGCAGAGCTCGTCAAAGGCAGGCCCGAAGCAGTCGAGGAACCGGATCACATGGGCTTCCTCGTTCCCGGTGATGACGCAGAGCGAGATGGTCGGCGTCTTGAAAGGAGCCGTTAGCTGCTTGATCCTGTCATTCTGCGCGTCGTAACCGGGGGGAGCGATGTCGGCCATGCGCCAATGCTCAAGCGGGTTTCACCCCATTGCACAAGTGCAAAAGAAAGGGGCCGAGTGTTAGTCGGCCCCGAAACCCAGTCAGAGGAACCCCAAAAGATCAGGCATAGCCCGTGCCGATCAGCTGCGCACCGGGGGCGAGAACCACCTTTTCCGAGGTGTTCTGCCGGGAGCGGATGATCGTGGACCGCAGGCGTTCTTGGCGGTAGGACTCAACCTGGAAGATGTCGGCGTCCTGCTCCCAGAAGATCGTGAAGGCCACCGACCCGTTGAAGTAGGCGTCGGGACCGCTCGGCTCGACCACCGTCCCAAGCCACATCAGGGAGTCACCCCAGATGTTCGTGAGCGAGGAGGCTGCGGAGTTCTGTGCGCTGCCGTCGTAGGTGGAGCGACCGATCAGAACCTGCTTCACTTGGAGCGCATCGGCCATCGCCTGCGTTCCGAGGGTGAGGAAGGCATCCGTCGAGATCGTGCCCCTGATCCTGTTCTGCAGCTTCGTGGAGGCGCGAGCCCGCAGGAAGTTGTTGTAGGACATGACCAGCGTGAGGTTGTCGACGTTCTCCCCGCGACCCTGGATCTGCGCCTTGGCCGAGTCCACATCGAGACCGATGTCGAACGAGGCGAGGTTGGTCGAGGTGTAGGTGACCGCTGCCGTGGTCGTGCTGAAGGTCGAGGGAGCCTGAAGGAGGTTCGCCACTCGAATCTCATGGCCGATTTGCACCTGCCGGTAGGCCCAGACCGTCTCGCGGGCCTCCAGGTCGAAGAAGCGACCGATGGTGCGAGCGTTCTTGTCGGGGACCACGGCCTCGATGCCGTACTCGAGGGTCGTGTAGGTGTCGGTTGTGTACGCACGCGCAATGCGCGGGTAGTCACCACCAGCCGAGATGGACTTCACCTCGTTGCGGAGCAGGTTGGCCCCGTTCTTCTGGATGACCGGGTACTGTCCACCCTCGGTCTGAACCGGGATCGGGGGGCAGCACTTGGGTCCGATGTAGAGCTCCGACTGAAGAAAAGCTTCTTCAACGACGCCCCGAAGATCTGCGCGAAGTACCGCGCCGTTTGAAGGAAACATGGTGAGAGTGGATTAGGTGTTAGGGATGCGAGTGAAAGAAAGGATCAGAATGACGGCAGGGCCTCGATGACCGCGCCCGTGTTCGTGCCCGAGCCCTGGAGGGCAACGCCCCACAGGAGAACCCCGGTCATCGCGCTCACGCACAGGTAACCGTTCGCCGTGGTGTAGAGGGATGCGCCGGGGGTGATCGCGGTCGTTCCGTTTCCGGTCACGGCGACCTGCATGGACCCGACACCGTTGAAGCGGACCTTCGGGATCTCGAACGAGAGCCCCTGAACGTCCGACTGAAGGACGCCCTGGCCCTGCTCGCCACCGGACGGGCCGATGGCACCGTTTGCGCTGACGGTGACACGGATGAACGCAGACATCGCCGTGTTGACGGTAAAGCCGCGTGTGAAGTCATTTTGAGTTGCCATGTTAGAGGGGGATCAGGTGTTGCGGGGAAGGTGGCCGGGGATCAGCGGGAGAACTCGATCCGCCTGCCCGAATTGATGAAGGCGCGGTGCGCGTCGGCACCACATTCACCGATGGCCTGGGAGAAAGCCTTCGTCTTGGACCCCGTGGCCTTGAAGTGCTTCTGCGCGGACTCGATGAACTTGTCCTCGACCTTCGCTCCGTTGTCCGCGTGGTCGGTGCTGGCACCGGGAGCCGCAGGGACCGCAGCGGTTTGCCCCAACTTTGCGGAGAAATCTTTCGCAATCTGCTGCGCGATGGTGCGTCCGAAAGAGCGGAGTTGTTTGTCGGTCATAGAGTATTTCTTGAAGCGGTTCGGCACTCCACCCTTGGCGATGGCCGGGACGTTGCCATCGGCATCGCCTGCGGCAGCGGCGTCAGCGTCCGAGTCGGCATCCGCATCGGCGTCACCGTCTGCGTCCGCGTCGGCATCTGCATCAGCGTCGGCATCCGCATCAGCATCGAACGGGAGAGGGTTCTGCTTGTTCGCATTCGCAGCGGGACCGACCTGCGGGGCCTGCGACTTATTGGCATCTCCGCTCGGGAGCGGGGCACCCGGGGCATTGCTCGGGGCGAGGGCCGCGACTGCAGCCTCCAACTTGGCGAAGCGAGCGAGGTGCCCCTTCATGGCTTCCATGTTCGCCTTGTGCGCAGCGGCCATGTCAGCGAGGGTCGGAAGGGCTGCGTTGTCGTCGCTGTTCTTCGCAGCGGGTGCCTTCTGGTTCGAGGGTGAGGCCTTGGGGGAAGATTGAAGTGGCATCTTACCCTGTCCCTTTGCGTCAACCGTGCGCGCGGTATCACCCCGGGAAAATAGACCTGTCGGGCAGGCCGCAGGCTCGGTCACAAGGTCGCAGGAGAAGATGTTCGCGCAGCGCACGCATATCTTCTCGTCCACGATCTCATCGGGTCCGATGAATGAGACCGAGAACCCGAAGGAATCGGGCATCGTCGACGCCATCTCGAAGATCTTCGCCTTGTTCGGCTCGGAGTCGAAGATGTTGAAGTCGGCTCGGAGTGTATCCCCGTCAATAATGAAGTTGTTCAGGTATCCGATGATGTCCATCACCCCTGACCCGTGGTCGGCCTTCACCTTCAGTCCCGTCTTGTACTGCTCCGCCGACTCAAGAACCTGCTGCAGGGTGATCGCGTCGACGTAGAGGGGCTGACCTAGTACCGGATCCGAGTGGCCCAGGACTGCCCCCACGGTAATCATCCCGACACCACGGATGCACCCGTTTGTCTGGTCGATCTGCTGAAGCGAGAACGCCTGCGCGAAATTGTGCTCGGTCATACCCGAGCGGGGTCGTCAACTACATGAGCGCAAGCAACTGAGCGACCGTCATGGACTTCTTCGCACCGCTCGGGGTCGTGACCTTCCATGTGACCACCTTCGTCTTGTCGTTCCGCTGCGCATCCCCGATTAGGTAGCCCTTCGACTTCAGGGCATCCTGGATGCGACCGATGCTCGGCTTCTTATCGTTCAGGGGCTTCACAGCATTGACCTGATCCGATGAAGGTTTCGCCTTGTCCCCGACCAGTTCGGTCAGGGGCAGGGATGCGTTCATCTGAACCGGGGCAGCAGGCAATGCCGTGGTTCCCGATCCGTCTCCTGCGATGGCGTCCGATGCCGCAGCATTTGCAGCCGCAGCCTGGGACGGGGATGTGGCGGGAGGCGGTGCTGCCGGCGCGATGAACCCGTTCGGCGTGCGAACAGAAAGCATCGTGAGGGCTGTCTCGAACGGCACATCCTGGCTCTGCGAGATTGCCTTCGCCATTGAGATGAGTTGCTCGGACTCCTGCGCCATGATCTGCATCTCTGCCGTGGCATCGAGTCCTGTCTCCCCGAACCAAGAATCCAGCGTGAGCATCCCGGCCTGAACCTCCTTGATCGCGGATGCCGAGTCCCTGCCGGCATCGATTGAGATCGCCGGAGCGAACTGCCACACGCCCTTGTCCCACCCTGGGGTATAGGGGATCGTCCCGTTCGCAATTCCCTCGATCAGCAGGGTGTTCTTCACCTTGTCGAGGAACTGACGCTGCATCAGTCGCTGGTAGTACTCGATCACGCGATGTGCCTGCTGCGCGTCCATGCGAGCGTTCGGGCCTCCGAGCTTTGAGAGGTCGTAGAGGAACCCGTAGGGGAGATTCAGGGCGAGACCCATGATGCGGATCAGGGTGTCGAGGTAGGTCTGGAACGTGCCGCTCGGACGCTCCGACTTAATGAACTCGTACTTGTCGGTCGAGCCCGCCCACTGGATCATCCCCGGGTTTAGGTTCTGCTCCTGCAGGGGTTTCCCCGCGATGTCGGTATCGTCGTTCGTGACAAAGGCAGAGGGATCCTGGAAGGGACCGGCGTGCGGGGTGTAGCCGATGGCCGCGTGCAGGTTCTCGAACTTCGTGCCGATCCTGCAGTACTCCATGATCTCCTTCAGATCCCGGGCCTCGGTGAGGACAGGGGCGAAGGGGGTGATCCCCCGGTACTGGTTCACCCTGCGCGGGTCGAAGATGTGCAGCATCTGGTTCGCAGGAACCTCGACGGGGTTCACATAGACGTTCGCCTTCGTGCGCCAGTACACTCGGAAGGAAACAGGCTGGCCCGTCTGCAGATTGATCGTGATCCCCTGCAGGTAATTGTCCGCAGCCGAGATCATGTATATGCCGCCGATCCGGTCGCCCTCGATCCCGCACAGCTTCAGGAGACCGTCCTGCGCACCCTTCGTCCACTGGTTGCCGTAGTCCCCATCCCGAAGCATGGACTTGAAGGTGATCTGCGCCAGCGTCTCGATCCCGAACCTGCCCGAGAGGTCGAGAGAATTGTTCATCCGGTCATCGAGATACTCCCCGTAGGGAGGATTCAGTTCGCTCTCCCCGGTCTGAGGACGGTACTTGATTCTTCCGAAGGCGTACATCGAGAGCTTGTCGATGATCGACTGGAACAGGCCAAAGTTCTGCTCGAGGTCCCGAACTTGCCGGATCAGTTGAAGGCGTTCGGGAAAGGCACGGTAGTCTTCCGGTCCCTGCATCGTTGTGGCGTTCAGCCTGAACCTGTCGCTGCGACTCGCCTCGTAGCTGAACGCACGCCTCGCGCGGATCCTATCCGTTCCCCACTTCGGGAAGACCTTGCCGATGGCGATGTCGAATGCCGTGGGCTTCGCCATCTCCTCGGGGTTCAGCCTGTCGCGCATGATGCGGGTGGGGTCGTTGTATCCTGTCTGACGCTTGGAAAAGAGGGGCATGGCGTTATCCGGTCGGGGGAGAAGGTGGGGTGGCCTGACCGTAGTTCATATTCCCGTATGTGAAAGACTTGCTCACCCCGTTCGCCCTGTCGATGGCCCTCTGAACCTCAAGGAGCGTCTGACGAACCTCCGCGATGTTAGCCCGGGTGAACATACGACCGCCCAGGGAGTAGGACTGGCCCGCCGTGCTGATCCCGGTCAGGACCGCGATGTAATTGTTCTGGATTGTTGTCAGCGTGGCTGACGGCAAACCGAAGAAGACTCCTTGTACTCCTGTAGCCATTTAACCTTGCCTCATGCGTCAACTAGGAACCACATCTTGAAAAAGTCATGTCCTTTTTCACTAGGAGGCAGCATGGGGGAAAGAGAACGGGAGCAGGCCGTCCCCCGCTTCCCGAGGAGGACAAGCGAAACCAGAGGTCGATCTCCATGCCCGATGAGGCGTGGCAGGAACTCATCACACAGGCGTACCAGTTCGATCTCACTCAGGGAGAATACGTCGAGCATCTGGTGAGCGTCGAGGCTGCGCGACGGGCACGGGAGTTGTTCGAGTCAGGTCGCCAGCCAGAGCAGCAGACCCCGCAGTAAGCAGCTTCATCATCACGGCAAAGACCACCTGCATCTTAGAGGTGTCGAACCCGTGGTCGGGTCGGGATTTGACCGTCTCCCAGTTGAACACGCCGGGACGTTTCTCGATCTTCTGCTTGTTCAGAAGGTGCTCTTGGTGCTGCTGAGACCAGTCGTCAGGGTGATCCCACCCCGCAGCCTTCCCGCCGATCAGGTTCGCAAGAATGTCCGAGAAGTAGTCTTCATTGAAGTGGATGTAGGCAACACGCCGGGACGCCCCGGGAACCTCTGCCATCTGGATCGGTGAGTAGGGCAGCGTCACCTTAACTGGATCGGAATCCCTCGATGTCTTGGTGTAGTGCGCCCAGGAGTTCTGCGGGGAGCCGAAGATGGCGATCCACCCGTACTCGATGCACTCCTTATAGACTTCGTGCTTCTCGTAGCGTGCATCCTGCCACACGCATCGGTCGGGGACCTTGTACTGCTGCTGAATCGCCCTGCACCCTTCCTTTGTGTTCACCCTGCCGAAGTACACCTGCCTCGATCCGTCGTGCCTGTAGGCTCGGATCTCGACCCACCTGTGAGGAACGTCCCCCGCGATGCCGTGCTGCCTGTCCATCGTCATCGCTCGGTTCTTCTCTCCGTCTATGGGCCTGCCGTCCTCAAACTCCTTGTAGGTGTAGCCTCCCCTGTTCGTGGTGATCGTGACCGACAGGTGAACCTCCTCCCAGGGCCGTGTCTCGTACTTCTGAACGAAGTCCCGCATCGCGCTCATGTCCCCGTACTCTGCGACCTCCATCGCCTTGATCTTCATCGAAATCAGGTCTGCGAAGGAATAGTTCAGGAGCCCGTTCACCCCGAAGGAGACGGTCCCAGGAGCAGCGTGGGGGTTTGTCGAGACGTACCTGCCTGTCCGGTTCCACTCCGAGCGGGTGGACTCCGAGTCAGTCCAGACCTTGCCCGTGTCCCTGCACTCGTAGCGACAGGTCTCGATTGCGCGTGCGATGCTCCACTTCCCATCGGGCATCTTCGCATCCCCGTCCCAGATCAGCCCCCACCGGGAACCGTCGTCACGCTTCCCGCCGAACAGGAGAGGCACCTCCTTGCCGTCGACCTCGTAGTTCCAGATCGACTGCGTTCCCTCCTTCCAGTTCGCGTCCTCGACGTCGTTCTTCATCCCTGCCTGGGAGACGTCGGTGATCTTGAACGCCCCGCTCCTGCGGTAGTCCCCGGTCCTCGCCTCGGCCTGCGCGTAGAGCTCCTGCCACACCGGGAGCCAGGTCTCATCGTTGAACAGCCACCGGACGCCCTTCGACTGCAGGCTGTTTATGTTCGCACCCTGGCAGACGATGAAGAAGGGGCCGAAGTAGATCTCGGTCGTGGTCGCGTCGTGCCTGTTCGCCGGCAGCATCGCCTTGAAGGGCTTGCACGACCGCCAGAGCTCCCACGCCTTCTCCTTCATGTGCCCCTTCGCGTCCGAGTCCGACTGCCAGTTCCACATGATCGGCCCCGGCTCGTTGCAGATGATCCAGGGGATAGCTATGTCGGCGATCATCGACCCGCCGAACCTCGGGGGCTTCCGAAACCGGATCCGGTGGACAAGGGGGTTCTGGATGGCGTCGAAGATCGAGATCAGCGGTCGGGTGATGGACACATCGAACTTCCCCGGGATCGCGTAGCTCGGGGGCAGCGTCAGGTGTTCCTGCGCCCAGTCGTAGATCGACCTCCGGTCAGGCTGAGTCAGTCCCTCGGCCCACCCAGGGATCTGCCTTAGTGCTTCGTCTCCCATGTGCCCTGTTCGTTCCGAAGGCAGTCGAGCATCCGGTCCCCTATCCCCCGGGCGATCATCCTGATCTCCTCGGGTGTCTTTCCAGAAGCCTTTGCAGGGAGCTCCTGTTCGAGCGCACCGAACAGGATCGACTTCAGGAGCAGGGCCACCCGCATGAACATCTCCCGAACCTCCCGCACCTCGATCATCTCCCCCTCGATCTTCTTGATCTCGATCTCGAGCCTGCGGTTCTGACGTTCGAGGTTCACCTGCCGCAACTCGGTCACCTTGCCCTTAGCCTTGCCCGCCTGATCCCGGTAGTACCTGAACATTCCTTTGATCGTCTCCCCCAGGATGTAGAGCCCATCGTCGGGCGGTGGAAAATACCCCTCATCCGCTATTTGCCGATGCCGCTTGTCGGTCAGGCCCGTCCACTCACTCAATTCGTCT